CTTTACCTTCTCTTACAAGAACATTGAATTTTACGTCTGATCCATCAGACTTAGTTACTACAACCTTAGGATTTACATAGTTAGATCCTTCATTTGTAATGTCAACTCCTGTGATAGTTTGAGATGCAGCATCAAATTCTACAGTTGCTGCTGCTCTATAAGATTCTGCAGGATCAATACCAGTAATGACTGGAACTTTCTTGTAGTTTAATCCTAAATTTATAATTCCGACTGTATTAATCTTACCGATAGCGAACTGACCAGTAGTAGTGTAAGAAATGGATCCAGAACCATCCCAAAGAGGAGTACTGGTAACATCATAAACAAAGCGATTTGGTGTAACATAATTGATAGTCTTAGTTCCTTGTAAAGGATCAGTTATAAGTTTGAAATATGATCCTCCTGAGTTTACTACATTCTTATTATCAAAGTAATAGAAGTTTGTAAAATCTGTTCCTGTTTTTGTTTGATATGTATTAGTAGTAAGTCTAGAACCAAACCCAAACTTAACATCTGTAAATGCACCAGCATTGCCAGGTAATATAGTAGATTCAATTTTCTCTACTGTAATTAAATTGTAATTACTACTTGGACTAATATCAAAGTAAGTCCCAGTGAGACTAGAATGAGACGTATCAAACTTATACTTATAAAATTCTTGTAAATCTATATTTGGGTTTGGTACAAATGTACTATTGTCTTCTGAGAATTCAAATTTATATACTACGTCTTCAGCAGACCTAACAGAAACCAATCTCTGTGGTGTGCTAGTATCAAAGAAACTAGAACTTAGTACAACTTTATTTGCATTAGTGTTTAGTGTTGCATAATCATATACAACAACTATCTTATGTGTTACAGGATCATATGATTGTATATAACCTGATAATGAACCACTAAAAATTTGGTAATTATTTGTAAAGTTATATTGACCTTTGTAAAGAGATACTTCCTGTCCATCAAAGTGATCTACATCTGTAGTTCCTTCTTGTCCTCTAATTACAGAAATGTCATTTCCATTAATACCAGCAATTTTTAGAATCTCTTGTCCAATCCGTATTAAATCATTTGTTGCAAATCCTTGTGTATTATCTACGGTAACTTTTGTTACACCAGCAGCAACACCAACATGTCCAACATATATTGTGAATCTTGCTGTTGATGTAGATGCACCAGATCTTACTAAGTCTTCATCAGCAACTGATAGATAATCACCTCTTGCATATCCCACACCAGCATCTTGTATTTGTATGCCAGAGACTACCCCTGCAGAAGATACAGTAAAGGTAGCAGTTGCTCCAGATCCCGATCCACCAGAAAGAGCAACGCTAGTGTAAGTGCCAGCTGTATAATCAGCACCACCATTAAGAATTTCATATCTTCCTATTCCAGTAAAATTGATATTTGTTTTTGCACTAGGAGGTGTTAAAATTGCCTCTTGATATAATCTTTTTCTTACATAATATGTTTTTGTTTTAGTAGCATCATCAGGATTGATATCAATCACTACTTGATCTCCAATTCCCAATCCATGGTTAGAAGTTGTTTCTACTAGAGCAACACTTTGATTAACTTCAAATGGTTCTAATCCATCACTAAGAGATGTGAGTCTTACAATTCTAGTTCCAGATGTATTGAACAAATCATCAGACTGTATAAAGTATGTGTTGTCAGTATTCCATGTACCTGTCAAAACCTTGATCTGGACTACGTTTTGAGCAGATGTTCCTTCCAATACTTCAGCAGTAGCAATAGGTGCATTGATACCATCAGTCAAACTTAATGTAGCACCTTTAGTATATGAACTTCTTTGATCTAGTAAAATATCAAATGTTTTAATTGCAGCAGAGAATGTACCAGTATTATCAAACGTACCAGATACATTTTTTAGTACAATTGTACTATCGTTCTTAACAGTTCCAACAATAGTTCCAGATGCACCAGATGATGGTTGTGATAATGTATCATCTGCAAATAAGTATGCACTTTGAATAATTGTTAACTTAACAACTTTGTTTTCTTTTGATTCTAAGTAAGATACATCTTTTCCTTTTACAGAACTAACGATTGCTTCTGCCTCTGAACCTTGTGTTCCTGTATTATCAAAATATAACTGTGAGTTGATAGAGAAGTTAGCAGATGTATCTAATACACTAACACTCTCAACATTACCTTGTTTTACTTCTTCTATTTGTGCAAGGAATCCATCTCCATTACGTGGCATTCCTGCTTGGTAAAAACGTCTTGCTTTTTTAGGAATGTCATTCTGGTTAATATCAGAATTGTAATTACTATCTACAGGAAGAGAATAAAAGTTCTCTCCTAGAATGTATGGATACTGCGGTACTTGATTGCTATCAATAGTAATGAAATAAGCATAAGTTCCTTGCGGAAATTCTGGGGTGGTGCAAAATCTTCCATTGTTTTCATCTAGTGTGCCACTTTTGTGGGTATAGGTGTAATCATTGACAAAAGTTCCAATAGGATAGGTTGTCAAGTCAGGTCCTTCAGAACGATTACCATTGATAGAATAACTAGATGTCATTCTAATAATAGATGACGTAGAATCTAAAGGATCTTGATAACCAAACGCACCATAGATTGGGTTGCCATCATAAGCAAAACCAATTATAGGTGAGTGTGATTTAGATGCTGGTTCTGTTCCAGCACTGTTGATGTTATCATTGAGAGCAACACGTAAAGCTTTTGGATTACCAACATGTCCGTAACCATATTCTAATGCGTTATTATAATTTTGAAAAATATAACCATACTCTGTGTCAAGATCACTCCCTATTTTTTCAAATCTATTAAAGTTCCATTCTTTCAATAAAGGAATACCAGTTGCATCTTCACCAACTGGAATGATGTCTACTATAACAGTGTTTTGATTATAGAAATTTCCTTCTGCATTTTTTTCAAATCCAGTAATTTTACCGTCTGTATCAACAACAGCAGTAAAGTCAGCAAATCTTCCTCTACCTGCATTATCTCTAATTCTTACGATTGGTGGAGATGAGTAAAATTCACCAGGATTATCAATAACAAGACTTGTTACTTTACCACCAGTTACGATTGCACGAACTACTGCACCTCTACCAGAAGTAATAGTAACATCTGGAGTTCTTGGGAAAACATCTTGAGTATCTACAATAATTCTTTCTACAACCTGACCAGTTAAAACTGCTCTAGCTTTATTAGGAACTTGATCAATCAATACAAAAGGTGGTTTTGCATATCCTCTACCTTGTGTGTTGATTCTAATTTCTTCTAGTTTACCAAAACGAATGCTATCATGATCCCTGAAACCGTAGACAGGGACACCGTTTAGAAGGATACCAACATCTCTATTTGGAGTTTTATATTTTTCTGTAGTTCTTGTTGCTTCCTTTCTAATAATACGAAGAATTCTTTGATCTAATAATTCTTCATTTACTGTAGATCCATCAAGAATTTTATATGATGGGAAAGAAGAAGATGTTATGTAATAATATTGATCATCAGCAAAAATAGATGATACATCAGTAGTCAATTGACTTAAAGATGTTTGAATGCTTGGTAATGTTGGAACTACTGGTGCAGTTCCTTGATTAAGTAACCATCTTGTTTGATTAGTACCAGTCTGTACAATTTTAGGATCTGCAGTTTCAAAACCAGGTCTAGATACAAGAATCTTGTCGCCAGGACTAGAGTATGGTTGAGCATCTTCTGGTTTTAAATTATAAACAACACCAAATGTAAGTAATGTTACATCAGAGTTTGCAATCGTTACTGGTTTGTATACTGATGTTCCTACAGGATATGCAATAGCTCCTGATGCTTGTCTTTCATCAATAATAAACTGAGTTACAGTTTTCTCATCAAATGTAATTGTTTCAGTTCCAATTAAAATAGAACCAGTCTTTTCCCAACCAATGGTAGAAGATACATTAATTCTATCGCCAGTGCTATCTGTTCCAGTAACTGCTTTCTCAATTTTAGTCTTAGTTGAGATTGCAAATGTACCATTAACAGTTTCTGGTGCAAGTACAATATTATAGATTACTTCGTTATCTGATGTACCATCAGCATATACATTGTCTACAGTAGCATCTGCATATCCATACTCTTCTGTGGCAGTTTGAATTATCTTCTTTCCAATTAAATTTTTTACGTCACCAGATATTACTTTACACTTAAGAGCATATACATTGATCCAATCAGACTCAGATGCTTTATATGTAAAATCTCTTGGTTTGTATACTTCGGGTTTCTCATCTACTGTCTTAGAGACAATAGTATTGAAAACAAATTTAATAGAACTAGTAGTTCCTTTAGCTTTATAGAACTTCTGAATATTTTTAATCAGAGTTCTCTTATCTACCTCTCCTTTAAGATACTTTTCTGGAAAAGAACCAAGATATTGATTCTCAAAATTCTTTACTAATGCATATAGAAAAAGATTACTTACATTAATAACCTTTTGACCAGCATTATGTGGTGCTGCATCTGTGCTGGTGTACTCTGACGAGCTATAAAGATCACCAAGAGTTGTGTTACCGCTAACACCTCTAACTGCTCCTGATAAAGTTGTGCTTGTTCGTGACTCATAGAAGATAATCTCGTTGTCTATTCTAACGTATCCGTTTTTCTTTGGAAAACTCGTTGCATCTTGTAGTACAATTGTATCATCAGTATCACTGATACTAACGTCCAACAGATCAGACTGTTTAAGTAAGTTTTGTTCATAGTAATCTATGTCTGCATATTTCTGGATATTGTTGATAATATCCAACGTGCCACCTTGCACCTCCTGTTGTTCATAATACTTTGTGAGAAACTTACTAAAAAGTTGATACTCTGTACTGATGAATTCAGGAAGCTGCGATTCAATGAGAGTAGAAATTCTCTTGGTCTTTACAGCGGGCATTTAATTTACTCTTTGTATGCAGTGAATGAGGAATTAGCAACGTCAACGTCAAGGTATACCTCACGCATTGCCTTGATGTCGTTTGATAGAGGTTTTACTCTTAGTGAAATACGATTATCAAAGAAACTACCTCTAATAATTGTTAAAGCATACATCTTTAACTCACCTTTTACATAATCTATGTCGCCAATATCTCTGTCTAGAACAACCTTTTCACCAGTTACGCTATCTAGTCTATATAGGACAATTTTCTTATCCCTATCTTCAACATAGACATCAAAATTAGGATACTCAGTCACCCTAAAACCAGTAGATGACAAGACTGGATCATCACAGTCCTCATCAAAGGCATTTTGGAAACATACCTCGTAATAAAATGTAGAATTTAACTGAGGATAGAAATCTTTTCTCATCATGATACTAGTGAGATTAGAATTGATACTAATATCAGCATCATCTATTACACCTATAAACTTACTATACCTAAACTTACCATTAAACTTCTCAGTATCACTTATATCAATATAAGACTGAACACTATTAATTGCCTTGTCTCTAATCTGACCTTCAGTTTGATCAGTAAGACCAGTATTGTAAAATATTTTACTTGTTATCTCAACGTAAAGAATAGAAGGATCTACGATCTCTGGTTCTACAGATGCAATTACATATTTCTTAAGATCAGCAATAATTTGTGATTTAGTTAATGATGTAAGATAACTTGCATCATTTGGTTTCAATACAATAAAGACCTTACCATATTCTGGTGGATCTTGATCCTCTCCACCAAATATAATAATATCACTTGTTGCTGGATATACTTGTCTTACAATTGCTTCATAGTCGTCTGCGGTTACTGCACGCTCTTGTGTGCCATATGCTTTAGGAGCAGTGTATTTTATCTTAGCAGTGCTTTCTACCTCTTCACCACCCGAAGAAGGTGTAGTTGATGTAATTGTAGTTGTAAAAGCATTAGGACTTACACCATTTGGATTCTGTACAACACCAGTAAAGACAAATGTCTTAACTCCATTACTTTCAGGACCTGAAGTTGTAAGATATGATACTTCAATACGTGAATTATTCTCAACCTTCTTACCTAAAACACCGTCACCCATAAGAATCTCATATCTCTGATCCTCAATCTCATCAAGGAAGAATACTTTTGACGTACCATCAACACCTAAGATGTTATCAGCAAGTTTGTACTCTTCACTAAATGAACCACCACCAGGATATACTTGCACCCTAATTGTATTAGTATCAATGTCTTGATTATCTAAAATAAATCTTTGACTTTTAATAGCACTGTTAATAGTGAATGTATTAACTAACCTTGTTCCTTCTTTAATTTCTACGTTTTCAAATGTTGCGACATTGTTAACAACCTGTCCTGTAACAGCATCATTTACAATATAAGAATAGATGTTATTATCATATGATGCAACAAATCCTGTGCCTGGTTGTAATACTAATTCCTTATCAGTTGTAGCGTTAGTATAGTTAATAGTAAATGAAATATATGCAGTAGGAGCAGTAATACTTTTGGGTCTGTACCCTAGTTGCTTTGCAATTGATACTACGTTGTCTCTTAACGTTGCTGAATCAATGAATAGTTCATTGACCACCATGTTAGTATTAAATGCTGTGTAGTAAGTATTATAAGCAAGTGTGTCAATTAAAGTTGCTAATGCACTTCCCTCAAAATCATAGTCAGTAAATTCTGACTGCGATCTCATATACTCTTTGAGAGAAACTTTTATCTGTTCAAAATCTAAATTGGATACCTGAGTGTATGGCATTATCTTGTACGCTCTAGAAAGAAGTCTACCGCCACTGGTCTG